ATTATTATTATTATTATTATTAATTGAAGTAAGCTATTTATGTTTATACCTGTAGGGTGGTGCTTAACACACCTATAGGCAAAGTGTTTTTGTGAGTGGCGAACTCCCTGATAAATATCAGTATGACACGGGGGCCATGCCTGTATGTACAAAGCTATGCATATTACTTGTAAACACATAAATCAACCTAATACGTAGTATCCATATATACAAACCTATTTTCAACTCACTATACATATCCCGAATAGGTCCGGAATGGATGCGTTTAACGCCCGCCCACGGCGTAGCAATAGCTTATTTCTCCAAATGTCTTGCTTTAAAATTTGCTAATCGCACATCATAATCATCATATAATGAATTCATAACAACTCCTGTCTCTTCATTCACATCCATCATTAAATTTTGCAATTCAGCACGTTCAGCTATTTGAATCATTTGCTTATGCCGTTTCTCAAACACATCTCTGCCATGATGAAACCACTCTCTAAGAGCAGTTTCTATATTACCAGCAGCATGTGCTTTGTTACTTATATTGGATTGCAGAACAGTGTGTAAACTTTTAAAGATAGAATCTTCATCCAAAGCCCCATGAATAAGTCCGGTTTCCGGATTATACACATTCTTTCTCTTAAGAAAATCTGCATCTGCATCATTCATGTACTTTGTAGGCGTGGATTCCTTATCCGGCATAGTAAACACAATATCATTCTGTCTCATATACTCTGCATATGTAATATGGTTGAACCAATCAAAACCTTTCTTGACTGATCCTTTAACATCATCACCATATGTTCCAACTGCACACACTGCCTTAAATTTAGGTAGTGTTTTCAGAGTATAACCATTCTTCAAACCATTATGAGCATAACCACAACGTAATTTGAGACTATTTCCTCCACAGTTTCCATATACTGTCATATTATTACCTGAAGGGTGTGACCCATTATGAATAATCATATCACCATTATAGGCGACAACTGAATAACTAATTTCAGTAGCAATTCCTCTCATAATAGTCAAATCATCTTCAGTGTAAGTTCCACAAATCTTACACACATTAATAAATACTTTATATGTAGACATCAAAATTTGTGCTGGCATTCTAAGATCAAACTTTCCATAATCTCCAGCTAAAATACGATCTTCTCCATATTTCCGCATGTGTTTGGCATATTCATCCCATTCAGGTCCGTGTGCATTAATACCCACAGCGCATTCAGATTGTAATGGAAATAAAGACATTAAGCGTGCCAAAGGGAGGAAATATTTCCTAACTAGCAATTGGAAAGCCCAATCTGAGGCTTGAAATACCCTTACCTTATCTTTAGCGAGAGATGTGGGTTCATCCTTAACACATGCTTTAAAAATGGCATAGGCTCTTTCTCCCTTCCTAAATTTCTCACACATTTCTTCAGCTCTATCATGTACTTCCTGTCTGATAGCAACTGGGCACTGAAATTCTTCAAATGCATCTGGATCTAACCTCTCTATCCATTCTTCCTTGGGTCCACTTAATGGAAATCCTTTAGAAGTGTTTTTGGGAAGAGCATCAATAAAACGTGCTCCATCTCTTCCAGCCATAACTTCCATGGCATTAAGAGGCTTAAATTCAGCTTTAATCCAAGTAACATGAGCAGGATTTGTAAACGCCTTAACCAAGTCATCCTGATAATCATTCATTGCCCAGGCTATAATGCGTGTGTCAAATCCCGCAGATGTATTGGCAGAATATTGCATAGAAGCTTGCCACATTCGATTACGATTGAACTTGGGTGGTCCCCATTTGCATGGCACTCCACACACTTCTTCTACTAAATCAGAAATAATAGTCTTCTTAACTCTAGAAGTGGTATGAGAAGATCTCCCCGGACATTCACCTACAGGTGTTATGCGCGAATACTTAGGCAAATAATGCAAAGGCGAATTAGGATGTATAGGACCAGATTGATTAATGATATCTTTTCCATACATTTGGGTCGGAAAATCTCCATTTGACATAGCACACAAACATGGCTTATCATCCAATCCATCCCTTAGCCTCTTAATCATATCACGATCTACATTCAATGCCTGACCTACAGGTGTTCCTGTTATTCCCATTAAATGTACACCGGCAATACAGCACACATCAAATTCACCAAGTAGGATACCCATACACAAACCATTAAATGTGTTATACGGCAATGCATACATAAATCCTTCACCGCCTGAATGACGTTCTGATCGCTTGAAAGCTACCTGGTTATCTCTAACAAAACCGGATTCCTCCTTATACAAGAAGGTACCTACGCCACGTGTATGTGTTAACCTATCTGGAAAATAATGCATAATATCAGCATGTGGATCCAAGAATGGGGCATTGACTAGTACAAGATCAACTCCTTTAATAATAGAAGCCATATCTAACCCAATACATCCCCTAAAAATGGTTCTAAGACCATCTCCTTCTTTAAGCCTACATGTAACTTTAAGAGCATCCTTTGTTCCAAACACATGCGAGGGTAGAAGTAAATTCTGTCCATCAATAACTAGGCCATCACACCTGTTAGTACTACCATCTTCTGCAACAAATGTTACATGGTATAAATTTTTGATGATATTTGCCTTCATCTGGGTCAAAGTAGTAGTACGAGTTTTATGAGAAACGTGCAATTCCTCCCACGCTGGTTTGGCCCAATCGCTGACTTTAGCATCTCTATCAGCGACTTCTTCAGCACTTTCAGGTTCAAGCGCAGATTGTTGTTCAACAATATTAGTCACTATCTCTTTTGCTTTCATTGCATTACGGACCATACTCAAAACCTTGTAAGTCACTAGTCCGACTGAAAGCCATTTGGCTGCTTCGCGCCAATTAAATGCTTTAATCTGACGATAAATTCGCTGAACACTAAAACCAATATGGTCAAGCAATTGCATTCTATCTCTATACCATTTAACAATCAGTACTATGGCTGTACATGCTAATAAAATTTGTAAGCATCCAAAAAACATATAAAACAAAGTAACGGGTAAAACCAGAAATCCTACTGATCCAATCAAAACATCTACTAGGAAACAGAAGACTGCCACATTCCTCAAGTGTTCAGAAAATATATGTGACCACAAAGCCCAATAAATGGTTCTAACCTTATTATGTGCAAAGAATCTTGCTATCAACACATCTCCCATATTTAAGAAGATTGCAGGCATGAATTCCAACCAAGCGACCAATTCATCAAAGGTAGCCTGAAATGTCCTTACCACTTGTCTCCTGTTCATACCAGGTAGAATAGACATAAGCGGTACATGAACCGCCTGTAACTCCAAAGGCGCATCTAAATCCAAATCATTAACATACCACTCTCTGGGAGGTGGACTAATGGTAGCTTGCTTGTCGAAATCTAGAAGGTGTGCATTATGTTCTTCCTCATCATAATAAACACCGTCTGGTACAAGTGAGTTGAGTTGATCCATTGCATCAAGGGTCGCAACAGAGTCGCTCATATGTACCACTCCATGTGTTTCTGAACTCGGAAAGACCAATTCTCCATTACACTCACACATTCGTCCAACCTTCCTACAAGTAGGACAAAATTTCATTTTATCAACCAATGTGCTCTGGATTTCTTCTAAAACATTTTGATTAGCCATATGCTGGTCGGCTTTCTTGTAACAGTAATCCAAAACTTCAGTGATATTGAATTTATGTCCACTAAGCATAGATGGCTGGAAATTTTGTCCAAGTTCTACCATACCTGTATTAGACTGAGATGAGCATTCTGAAATAACTATATCCCAAATATCAGGCATAGGATCGGATCCAAATTGCTGTATAACTTTGGCACTATCCATCCGTGTTTCATTAGGAATACAAAACTCTGGTTTGATACGAACATCAAGATTGATAATCATACGTCGTCTAATAGATTCGGTACAATTGGAATATTGCCGTGCAACACTTTCAATTTTAACATTACTGGTATAACAAGTAATCTTTGGATTATGCGGTGTAACCCCCTTTCCTTCTATCTCTGCTTTATTAGCAAATAGGGGTGCATTGTTGTTATGATCAACTATTTTCTGTGTTGGGGCTGTTTCTAAATAATCAGCCTTGGTATTCATAACATCATCAGTAAGATAAGCATGCACACCACCAGTTATAGTAGAATCATATTTATCTTGTTCATTGATACTTGCAATACGATCCAACTCATCTTCAGGTACTCCCATATAATTCAACAGAGATTTGATCAGTAATTGGGAAAGCGAAGACTTACCAACTCCGGAATTCCCATAAATCCAAATCGAAAGAGGTGCCTTCCTGAACTTACCGTTAGAACGGCGAGCATTATAATCTGCTCTCCACACAATCATTCTATCAAGTCTTGTTTGCAAAATAGATCGGTGCCACGGCTGTTTAGTAACTTTCTTACATTTCTTACATAAATCTATGGCTTTTTCTAAATATTCCGCATATTTTTCGTCGCTCAATAAAATTCTCTCTCCTTTATACTTTACTCTCATAATTGGTAAATTGAGTGTTTTGGCATGTGGAGTAGCTTCTAACAACATTTCATATAAGTCATCAAGCTCAATTGCATCTTCGTCATCAAACAAGAATCTACGAGGGTTACCTGTAAGGAAATACTCATATCCACCTGTAATAAAATATTCTAAGGTGGATAAAATGGCTGAAATCAAATCTGTAACATCTGCATGTTTCCTTATGGTTCCTAATCTAAAAAGCTCCAATCCTTTGACGGACACACACAATCTTTTACCATCAATAAAACCCATGGTTGCCACAATTGAAATTAACTCAGACAGTTTTTCAAATGCTGGTGAACTCTTAGTAGCTTCCCAATTATTGATAATATCTGGTAACTTTCTCAGCCAGGCAATATCTTCATTATCATCAGAAAAAGCAGCTTGACTCACAAACGGATTAAAACCAAATCGTTCCTTAAAATAAGCTATCTGAGATGCAGAAAAATTCAAAGATCCTGTCATAGCACGCCGAGTAATTTCAGGCATGATACTGGAAATGGACAAAGTCAAAGCTGCCAAAATCTTAGAAGGTCGTTTCTCATTCTTAAGCAAGTGAATAGTAGCTACCACACTTGCCATTTTCACAGAGATAAAGGAGACCAACTCAGGATCAGCAAAAGATTCTCTAATTTTGTGTTCAACATCTATGAATAATGAAGTAACAGACGATTTGATATTCTTTCTGTCAACTTCACTCATATCAAAGAGTCCTTGATGTTCAAAACGAGTTCTTTGTTTCTTATCCTTATTGACTTTCTTATCCAAATTCAGCGTTCGACGATGTTCCTTACGTTTCTCCTTCCGAATTGCATTCTGTCGTTTCTTAAATTGTTCGCGACGAGTTCGTTTTTCGGGCTCGCTTTGCAAACTCATTGGCAAGAAACAGTGGATGCGAAACCAAAAGGCAACCATAAGAAACTTCCTAACACTCCTAACTTTCTCCCTAACATAGTCAAAGTTCAAATAGAACAATAGACTAATAAACAAAACGGCACTAAAATTGTACACGTTTGAAGAATGGACTAAACTAAGAACCGTGCTCGTCCAAGTAGCAACGGTAATGAGAAAACTCTGTTTCTCGGTCTGAATAAAAAGATTAATCATGGTTAAAATAGCCCCACAAACGTGAGGACTTTACTGTAAAACAGCTGTTGTCTCGATTTTTGTAAACAATGCGATCGAGATCTAGCGCATATAAAATACAAAAACGGCTATTGGTACTTCCACATTCCGTTTAGGATTCTTAATTAGAACATAGTTCTCGTTATAAGTCAACGTGATCAGTAAAACTAGTGCATCTAGGCACAGACAATCATAATTGTCTATAAATAAGGTGATAAATAAACACCTAAAATTCAGATACAAAAACGTATCGTCATTAACATTTAAAACCTAAATGTTTAAGGTGAAAGGGTGATTAAACCTTTCGAAGACAAAAGCGCTTGGTTCAAAGCGCTATACTTAAATAAAAGAGCATCTACATCAAAAGCGAAAGTATAAACTTTATCAGTAGTTTAAGTAGTCTTATTTTCTTTGCAATCTATGTACTTTACCGAACATAGGACACAGTCTGCGTTAGTGACAAATGATCAATGTCACAACTGTGAACAGATGAAAAACTGGGGCAGAAAAGTAAGCTCCATCAAATATTTAAACACTAAAACAAGAGATTATATCAATTACAAAACTTGCAATATGAAAGATATCTTGTATGCGAAGTTGTATGGGTAGAACCCACACATTAACAACAACATACAAGCTCTAAACATACACAAGTTTCAAGATTAACTCTCGAAACAATATTTAACTATCTGATAAAAGCATTACAATTCTCTACATGGACTTACGTCCATGTAGAG